AGTTTACATGCTGCTAAGTATCATTTAGTAAGAGAGAGTTAATCTGTTAGTTTTACACAATATAGAGGTAATTCTGTGGAAAACTTATTTAATTGTGGAAAAGAATGTATTTAAAAATATATTTAAGCGTTTTATTTCTCGATTTAATGTTAGATTTTATAGTGATCTTAGCGAGCGTATTATACCACGAACGCCCATAAATTGTAAAGGGCGGATAATACTTTTGTCAGAACTTACGCATAATTATTGACAAGAATTGAGAGATAATTTATAATGGTTATATAACACTTAATGGCTGCACAGTTTATGACAATTTCCGCGTCTAATTTACAGCAAAAACAGTATCGAATTACGCTGAATTTGTCAGTTCAAAGTGACTTTAATCCACACCAAATTAACTATGAAAAGTTATTCAAATTAGATGAGGATTTGGAAGCCCTAAGTGTAACAATTGAGGACTTAAATTATGAGTAGTTAGTGTTAGTTTTCCACAGTTGTTATGTAACATTATATGAGACCTGTAAAGTGTTCTTATAGTGTAGGGAGCAGAGATAGTGAAGAGGGAGACACCGCGTAACCGGTCAGCTGCAGCTTAGTCCCACTCTTGAAATGCGGAGCTCCGCCTCTAGTTAATTCCCAACCGACTAGATGTAAGTATCCCTACCACTCTTTTAACAGTCCGTTACGTGATATAGCAGTTATATGCGGGCGTTGTTGTTATCGGGGCGGGCGCGATGCCGTTTTAAAAAACCCTTAAGTCCCTAACCTACAGAGGTGACAAATCGATAGCTAAATATTAAACCATATTAAATTTTTTTTTCTTGGCCATGGGAACACACTACGGATTCACAATAATTGTATGGGTTATAATTGGGTTAATAATATTTTCCAAGTTAGATAGTGGGGGCAAAAAGAAAAAGAAACGCAAAAACAAATAAAAAATTTCCGGGGGCTCAAAACCCCCTTTTTAGTGTTTTCTAAATACTAATAACATGATTTAAACACATGAAAGAATTTGACGATACAGTGTATCACATCTATGCAAAGGATAAATGTCTTTATCATAATTTAAAGGAAGAAGATTTTGAAGAGACATGGCAACTTCTAACCACTATGGTTGGATTAATCAAGACAGATTATTCAGAGTCAGATCTATCATATATTAAGTTAGCACCGAAGGTCGGGTATGGTGGGCCAGGTAAGGTAATATACACAGAACCAACTGGAGATGAGTCTTATTGAAGTGGTATAAATAAGGTGCAGTATAACCTTTATGTATCACAAACATGACCAAATTAAAAAGAAGAGCAATCCATATAAGAGACCAGAACCAAAGAAATACGTAGCACAAAAATATCATCAGATAAGAATTTATTTTAAGTGTGAACGACAAAATAAAGTTGACAAAGGTTAACAAAACTGATAAAATTAAGAATGAAGGTGATCATCATTTATGGCAAAAGGATTTAAAGTAAAAACAGTCGCACCGAAAACAAAGGGCCCTGAATGGGACATCGATGCAATTAAAGAAAGAATGAAAGGGAAGAAGATAGTCTTCTGTCTTCCCGGTAGAGGATGCTCTTATATCTTTCTCAAGAACTTTGTTCAACTATGTTTTGACATGGTTCAGAATGGAATGAGTATTCAAATATCTCAGGATTATTCATCTATGGTAAACTTTGCTCGATGTAAAGTTCTTGGAGCAAATGTTTTAAGAGGCCCCAATCAAGTTCCTTGGGATGGAAAACTTGAGTATGACTATCAGTTATGGATTGATAGTGATATTGTTTTTGATACTGGTAAGTTTTGGCAACTATGCGATTTAGCATTTCCTGCTGAAGCAATTACAAAAGAAGATGTAATTGAACAGGTCAAAGATAACAAAGGAGAGTTAGTTACTGATGACGAAGGTAATGTTAAAACTCAAATTACAGGACAGAAAGTATCAGTTGATAATTCTAAACTAAATGGAATTGTTGCTGGTTGGTATGCTACCGAAGACGGTGCGACAACCTCTGTTGCACATTGGTTAGAGGAAGATGACTTCCGTAAGAATGGTGGAGTGATGAATCATGAAACTGTTGAAACCATGGGCAAACGTAAAAAACCATTCACAGTAGATTACACAGGCTTTGGTTGGGTTATGATTCAGAACGGAGTTTTTGAACAACTGAAGTATCCATGGTTTGCTCCTCAGATGCAAATCTTTGAATCAGGTGAAGTTCAAGACATGTGTGGTGAAGACGTATCATTCTGTTTAGATGCACAGGAAAAGGGATTTGAGATCTGGTGCGATCCTCGTATTCGTGTCGGTCATGAGAAGACAAGGATAATCTAGTGGTTATTTCTTTCTTTGCAATCTTACTAATACTTTTTATAATATTAGTATTAGTAACTTATTATAATCCACATCGTTAACGACCGCGTTTTCTCGAAAAGAATAAACGTATTAAATAGTATAACTCCTTAATTTTTATATGGCTTGCCTCTTTGCGAACCTTCCTGCCTACGAAGTATGGGTGAGAAAGGAATATTTAACGGATCATAAGAGTGGGCATGGAGAATTTGTCAAGGGCGTTTGGGTATCTGTAAAATCAATACCCGGACGTGCTTTTTATTTTGAAACATACTTACCTGAGTATGCTGCAATGTATGACAAGTTACCCATATCCGCGTTCGTCTCGTCACCTGAGAAACCTGATCCTGATATGACACTTCATAATTTACAGTTTTGGAACTGTATGGACTATGGTGTTGCGGTAATTCAAAAACAATTTGTCGGATCAATGCATTACGAAGTCTATACAAGAGACTACGGAACACAAACCGGCACTTATATATGCACAATTGATAATTATCATCAAGATCCTGATGCAATTGATTATTCAACAAGTGAAAATCCAGCTGAACACAAGTCTCATAACCTAATTGAACTTGATAATGGTCAGTTTTGCCTCTATCCAAACAATCGAACACGTATTTACGACAACAGTTTGACACCAGAAGAACCCACGATGCCTGATTTCAAGGTTTCAACGGTTTACTATCAGGTTGAGAACGGTCATGATCGTGATGGATTGGGAAATGATGAGAATTATTTCTGGAAAACAGCAAAAGAACGTAAACAAGACGAAGAAATTCCCGAATTCTAATGGAAACAAACGATTTTTTAGACAATCTTGCGAATCATCAATACCAAAAGATGCTTCGTGAGATTAATAATGATGATTTAACACCTAAAAAGAGTGATACAGTTGAAGAAAGTGAGATTTTTCCTAACGAAGAGAAACCTAAGCCACTTTATGAGTAAAAACCGTGATAAATAAGATAGGTCTACTACATCTATATGCCTCTTGAACGGGTAAAACAAGAATTTAAAGACATAAGTATGTCATTTCAGACTAATCCTCTGAATGATGACCTTGTAGCATTGAAAAATGCGAATGCAATTGCAAGGTCAATTCGTAATATCGTCTTTACTGAACCCGGTGAGAAGTTTTTTAATCCAGATTTTGGATCAAGAATCACAAAATCACTATTTGAGAACGTAGATGAGATTGCTGCATCTGCAATTAAAGATGAAATAGAGTTTTCAATTCAAGAATTTGAACCAAGAGTTGAATTGATCGAAGTTACAGTGGTTCCTAACTTCGACAGTAACGAAATGAATGCAACAATTGTATATGAAATAGTAGGAATTGATGTTCCACCACAACAATTAGAATTCGTGTTACTGCCGACAAGATAAATGACACTTAAAAATTTTACAAATCTCGATTTTGATCAAATAAAACAGTCATTAAAGGATTATTTACAAAATAATTCTAAATTTACTGACTATGATTTTGAAGGATCCAACTTATCAACAATATTAGACGTTCTAGCATATAATACTTACATCACATCTTATAATGCAAACATGATATCGAATGAAGTTTTCATCGATTCAGCAACTTTGCGTGAAAATGTGGTTGCATTAGCAAGAAATATAGGTTATGTCCCTCGTTCTAAGAAATCTTCAAGGGCATTACTTACATTTTTTGCAGATATTTCTTCAGTTTCTCCATCTCCATCAAATTTAACACTTCGTAAAGGGCCTGTTGCAGCAGTTGATGCACCATTTGGTCAACAATCGTTTGTTTTTAGCATACCTGAAGATAAAACTAT